GACCCGTTTAAATATAGGTCCGGATGGCCCTGTTTACTCCTTCATCCACGAGAAGAGACCCCAAGAACATGAGCGTCGACTATACGCACATGCTATGGCTGGTTTGTTTCAACAGCGTGAGGCACCATTGTGCCCCACCATTGATGATATACTTGATTCTAGTGGTAACCTTAAGCATAGCATATTTGATCGCGCGATGACGCACATCAACATGCAGTCAAGTCCAGGCTTTCCTTTTCCGGATTGCCCGACTAATTCTGATGTTGATCCATTGCGCCTTTATGAAATTGTTAATGCGACGCTCAAGCTGTGGATTGCTGACCCAATAACTACGGATAACGCACACTACTATTCATGCCAATATGATAAGCGGTTGCAGTATTTCTGGAGTGGACACACGTTTCCAGCGTCTTGCTTTGTAAAGAGCGAGCCGACTGATGTTTTAAAACGTGCTAGGCTGATATATGGTGTTTCATTGGTTATGAATGTCATCTCGAGAATTCTTTTCGGTGACTTTATGACTCACATCGTTGAATCTTGGGGCAGTGCTTCGCATAAAGTCGGACTTGATTTCAGCTCTGAAGCTGGACTTTTGACCTTCAGCAATTACGTCAATCGCATGTATCGTGAGAAGGCCGTGGAAACTGTACTTATGTCTGATGACATTCAAGGATGGGAGTACCAGTCGCGCTCATGGATGCATACAATCTGGCATCACTGTTATTGGGCATACGCCGGACTTTTGAAGGATCCGACGTCTAAAATAATGGACCTCTATCGCTCGTACATGCTGGCAGAAATGTTTCAGCTAGTGCTTGATAGTGATGGGTTTCTCCATTCATTACCCTGTTATATCACTCTCTCAGGACGTGCAACTACGCATATCCAGAATAGTGATGAACGAGCTGCCTTGTCTAAAGTGGATGCGTTCCTGGCTTATCTTCGGATGACTGGTCGAGCAACTCTGCAAATTGACAAGCTGCCTGATAAAACACATGTTGCTAGGCGTGAAATGACGA